TCAGAAATGGGGGCAAGAATTTTTTACAAATTTCATAGGTGATAGGTTGGATAGTGAAATTTGTTGAAATGTAGTGTGAAAACAAGTTAAACTGAATATAGTGAGGAATTATATGGAATCCAAAAAGCCTCTTCTTTGTTGTGTAGAAGATTTTAATGAGGTTCAGATTGTCGAGTCTGAGACAAGAAAAGGAACGTATGTTGCCAAAGGGCTTTTTGCGAAGGGTGATGTAGAGACATCAAATAAGAGAGTGTATCCATCGACAGTTTTGAAGAGAGAGATTGACAGGCTTCAGGAAGACATTAAGCAGAAAAAAGTCATGGGTGAGCTTGACCATCCTTTTGATGGGAAGACAAAGCTAAGTAGAACATCACACATAATAACTGCTTTGAATATTGATGAAAAAGGAAATGTGTACGGAGAGGCTGAGATACTTGATACTCAAAAAGGAAAAGACCTTAAGGCTATTCTTGAAGCTGGCGGTAAAGTTGGAGTTTCAAGTCGTGGGTTCGGTGGAGTAAAGAAGGTTGAAGGTAAAAATTTGGTGCAGGATGATTTTAACCTGCAAACATTTGATTTTGTATCCAATCCGGCGCAAAAAGAGGCATATCCGGCTATTTTCATGGAAGCCGAAGGAGCCGTTGCTGATGGTGTAGAGGTTGTGCTTAATAAGATTGAGCATGAATTTCCCCATCTGTTTGATGAGATGCGTGAAAGGGTTCGCTCTTCGATGAAAGAAGAGATTGAATCTGAGGTTACAAAGAGACTGACTGAGCAGAAAATTCTTGTTGAAGATGAAATCCGTAAGGATTTTAATAGCAAGATGAATGCCGATGAATCGAAGAAATCAATCGTTGTTCTTGAAGATATAGCAAGGGCGATTAAGCCATATATTGATAGTTCGAAAAGTGATGAAAATGTGGATAAGTTAAACCACAGGATAGAAGAGTTGGAAACGGCTCTAAACGAAACGACAATGTACGCGAGAGTGGCTGGTCACAATTTGTTTATCGAACGAGAACTATGCGAATTTGGTAAAGAAGACAAGGATACAATCCTTTCTATCGTTGGAGATGTTAGCAGATTTGATAAGTTAGATAGTTTGAAGGAAGCAGTTCACGCTGCAATTGATAAGGTTAAGTCTATTTCTGAGGCCAGAAATGCTTTGGAAACAAAGAAGGACGAAGAGATAGAAAAGTTGAATGATAAAATCTCTATACTGGAAGGTGAGTTGACGAGAATAAAACGCGACTTGTCTACAACAAAGCGTGTCACCGAGGCCAGAGAAAGACTTGGCAAGAATCCTTTGGTGGAGGAAGCTGTAGTCAGAGTAAGCCGTGGTGAAGATGTTGACGATGTTATAGATGAGATCGAAGCAAAAACAGAAACAGACAACCTTATTGAAAATGTTCATCGTGCCAAGAGTAGGGATAGGCGGGTTGAGCTTGATTCTTTGCTTGAATCAGCAAGAGGCCCGGCAAGAAGAGGTTCGAGTGGTAGTGATAGGGTTCCGACCCCAGTGCTTACCGAAGACCTTTTTAAGCAGTCCCTTGAATTAAGCAGGCGCATGAACAGATAGTAGGAGATTTTTTATGGACGCAAGAGAATTACTTGAAGGTTCGGTTCACGATGATGGTCTTTCTGCGATTCTTGTTAAGAAATGGGAGCCGTTTCTTGAAGGAGTGAGTGGAGACTACAAAAAGAAATGCACCGCGATTCTGCTTGAGAACGAATCACAGCATTTGCAGAGGATTCTGCAAGAGTCTTCAACAACTTCGTCTGCCGCAGGCGAATACACAAAGTACATATTCCCGGTTGTTCGTAAGGTTTTCCCGAATTTGATTTCCAATGAAATCTGTTCGGTTCAGCCGATGAATGCTCCGGTTTCTGCGATATTCTATTTTGATTATACCTATGGAACGACCAAAGGTACGATCAATCAGGGCGAAAAATTCCTTGACCATTTCGACCGCAATTATTCGTTGATGGCAAAAGCCGTTGATGATGAAGTTGTCGGAGCAGGAAATGGAACATCGAAAGTTTTCCGTACCACTTTGGCAAACCGTCACTCTTTGCAGGGTTCATTCGTTGTTACTTGCACAGTAAGTGCTGCAAGCAAGACCTTCGCAGATGATGGAAATGGTCATTTTGCATCAGTAAGTGGTGGTGTGACAATTAGTGGAACAATTGACTACAACACCGGCCTTATCGTTGTTTCTTTCAGCACTGCACCGGACAATGCGACAAACGTGACTGTTGATTATCAATATGAGTCAGAATCGGTTGCAGGCGATGTGCCAGAGGCAAATTTTGACGTTTCGATGCAGGAAGTTCGTGCAAAGAGCCGGAAGATGAAAGCTTTATGGTCAACCGAAGCAACTGATGACCTTCGTGCATTTCATGGTATGGACGCAGAGGCAGAAGTTGTTGGTGGTATCGCTTCTCAGATCGCACTTGAAATCGACCGCGAGAACATTTATGGTATGAGAGCCGCAGTTCAGACTGCCAATACCCGTACATGGTCACGTACAAGAGCCGATGGAATTCCCGATGTCGATCATATCAGAAGCTTTTTGCCAGTTATGGCAACCGTGTCGAACTTGATTTACAAGGCGACATTCCGTGGAGCAGGTAACTGGCTTGTTGGGGCACCTGAATTTGTGGCTTTACTTGAAGCACTGCCTGAATTCGTACCAGCGCCGGAAGCGCCCGGAAATGTTGTCAATCCCGGTATTACCCTTGCAGGAACTTTGTCAGGTCGTTGGAAAGTGTACAAAGACCCGATGGAAGCTGTTGCTGGAAACCCCGGCAGTGGAACAACTGATGTTCTGGTTGGGTATAAAGGTAGCTCATGGCTTGATGCCGGTTACGTTTATGCTCCTTACGTTCCGTTGCAGGTTACACCGACCTTTCTTGATCCGAACGATTTCTCAATGAAAAAAGGTATGAGAACCAGATACGCAAATAAACTCGTCAGGTCGGGTTTTTTTGGAAAGGTTTCTGTTACGGGGCTATAATGTAAGAAGTTGATTTTAAATGACATGGAATGTGCGATAGTTGCATTTCATGTCATTATTATATTGACAGATTGGCATTCTGATATTATAATATAGGTATGAATAATACATATATTTATGCTTTGATAGACCCAAGAACGATGGATGTTAGATATGTTGGAAAGTCTAATAATCCGTATAGAAGATACAATAGGCATCTTTTTGAAAGCGATGCGACTCATAAGGAAAGATGGATTTTATCTTTAAGAAGTGATGGTTTTGTTCCTATCATGCAGATTATTGAGGTGTGTGATAAGAATGTGTGGCAAGATAGAGAGCGTGATTGGATAGCTTTTTATAGAAAGATTGGTTGTGATTTAACGAATACTACCGATGGTGGAGATCACCCATCAATGAAGGGTAAGCACCATTCCGAAGAAACAAAAAGGAAAATGAGTGATACCCAAAAGAGATTGGGGTATAAGACTCCTGATAATAGAGGTAGACATTGTTCTGAGGAGACGAGAAAAAAAATTAGTGAGCATCACCGAATGAAAGGAAAGCATCATTCAGAAGAATGGAAGATGCGTGTAAGTAAAGTCCTTAAGGGTAGAGTTCATTCGGAAGAGACGAGAAAAAAAATTAGTGAATCGAATATCGGCAGAGTTTTTTCAGAAGAGCATAAGAGAAAGTTAAGTGAAGCGCGTAAGGGTAAAGCCCCTTGGAGTAAAGGTAAAAAGTTTTCAGAAGAATATAGAAAAAAGTTGAGCGAGGCTCAAAAAGGTAAGCATAGTGGTTTTACACTTGGAAGACGTACTTCCAAAATTAGAAATAGTAAAATTGAAGATAGTGTAGTTTTGATATAAAAGTGTCGATCACAGGTCTGTAATAGACTGGTTTTTGTTATATTAAGATGAGACGCAGAGGGCCTTTTCCCTTCAGTAAGGCTCTCTGCTGTTTTTTGTTAAGTGATAATTAGTTTTACGATAATTAGCCGATAATGATAGTTTCCATCAACATAAAAAATGACGGAATCAGAATTAATTGCTGAAATAAAGGGCAAGATGGGCTTTCCCATTGTTAATGTGGAAATAGACCCACAGCATGAAAATGTTATTCTGAATAGTACATTCCGTTGGTTTAATGCCAGAAAGGGTATGATCCTTGAGAGAAGGTTCAATATCAGAAATGGCGAGAATGAGTATCAGCTTGAAAAAGATGTCCTTGGTGTTTTAGATTTTATTCCTGAGATTTCAGGGATAATGAATTATCCTACAATTGCGCAAGATGTTCTTGATGTAGACTATATTTCCCCCGGATACGCGAGTACCTACACTGACTTAGTTCAACACCTCCAGATGCTTGAAAGAAGACGTGAAGTTTTCTCTGTGATTACGAGTTGGGAGTTTATTTCCAATTCAGGTACTCCAAAGAATCCATTTGTAAGAATATTTCCGGTTCCAGATAGAGATAAGATGGGTGGACTTGTTCTGAGAAGAAAGATGAGCAGAGAGACGTTACGCTATGCTTCCCCGGTTGATGAGGAGCTTGTAGCACGTTATGGATTGACTGTATTGAAAGAAATACTTGTCCATGTGAGAGGTAAGTTTGCAGACCTTCCAGCGGCCCAAGGCTCAGTAACTTTGGATGCCGATAGGCTTGCTGATGAGCTACAGACTGAAAGAGATAGATTGGAAATAGAGATAAGGGATTGGCAGGAAGTTGGGATTTTGACGGACAGAGCTTATTAAGGGATATTACTATGCTTAAAGGTATTTACACTTGTTTATGCGAGTCGATGACATTGCATTTGACAAAAAACGATGTTCCTGAAGACATACAGAAGTTTGCAAACGATGTTTTGAAAAAAAATCTTCAGAAGTATTCAGTTAGGGCGACTGGTGTTTATCATGCCGATATGCCGTGGCATGAGGCTGACAGAACATATACGAGAATGTTCAAATTGATGGATAATAATAGGGCTTATGCTACGGAGTTTTCTTTTTCGAGAAGCGGTTTAGAAGGTGATGGAGTTGTCACAGGAAAAGAAATCAAGGGCGAGGTTAATATACCGGAAGGATTTGTTTTTGTTGAGGTAGGTACTTACCCGCCAAGATGTGATATATATACGGCAAAGGGGGCCAGTTTGCTGCCGCCGCCAAAGCAAGATGAGGAACTGAGCGATGGTTTATTGGCGGTATTGCATTTTGCTGCTTCTTTGAAATCTGCATATAGGCCGAAGTTCAAGGAAGAAGTGTACCAGAAGTTAATTGACAAGGGGCTTCTTGCAAAGAACAGAAGTATTACACAAGAGGGTAGAAATATTTTAGAGTACAATAAGGAACGGCTGAAGAAAATAGCACAAGAGAACAATGAACAGAATTTTTCTGGTCATGCTGGTTATAAATTTGGACATCACATGGATGTGTATTAAGATATGTTAAGTAGAATTGTTTCAATATTGACGGAAGTAGAAAAGAGGATGGATTATTATAAGAGGCATGACAATCCACCCGAAGTTGATTTGAAGAAAATACTTGTTGACAAGTTGTGGGAATATGACGGATATGAGTTCTGGTCAGTTGATGGAGAGTATGTAAGGGACAATATTGATATAGATTTTGTTGAAGGTGGTAACCCCGGAAGATATGGATATGTGCCTGAGAAGCATCGGTGGATTGAAGAGGTGATTGATAAAGGAGATATTGTTCCGACAGCGGCGCATGAGCATATTGAGTGTATACTTATGGAAGAGCATGGATTAAGTTATGATGATGCTCATGAGATTGCTTCTGCTTATGAGGTAGAGATAAGAAAGAATGTTTATGAGAGGAATTTTTTTGATAATTTTAAGAAGATAGTTGATGCAATTGATTTCAAGGAAATAGTGTAGATTATGCTTGGTAGAATGTTTAAAATTTTATGTGAAGAGTTTGATTTGAGGCAAACGATTTTACAGAACAAGTCTGGAGATCAATTGTTTGTTGTTGACGTGAATAGCAAGATAGTGAGTGTGTTGGACAAGTTTTTTAGCATTAATAATAAGTATAGAGATTTTATTGGTAAAAGGATAAATGATTTGATAAAGAGTGCATTCGTTGATGGGTATAAAAGGATTAATTGATGTTGCACAGGTTTTTGAATTTATTGACAGAGCAAGAGGAAGTGAAAACTGCTATTGCAGTGGATTTTGATGGAACGCTTGCAACGCATGATACCAATAAGCCGTATGATCCTGAAGAGCTTGGCGAGCCGATAAAATTGATGGTAGGCAGGGTAAAGAAGTGGCTTGAAGATGGTGAGAACGTAGAGATATTTACGGCAAGGGCAGATAATCCAAAGTCAATTGATGCTATTAAGAATTGGTGTAAGAAAAATATAGGGCAAGAGCTTGAAGTAACGAATGTGAAGAAACCGTATTTTAAGGAATACTGGGATGACAGGGCTATAAGAGTTGAAAAAGATAAAGGTAAAATTGTTTAATTTATAAATTTCAGAAGAGGAGTTTTTATGTTGAAGAGAATTATGGAAAGCATTGGAACA